AGGATATATGGCAGTCTTACGTGCCTCTATCTGATAATCACCGAATGTCATTTCATACATATCTTTCCAAGCATTTATGTCATCTGCTGTTATCATTTATGTATCTCCTTGTAACGCTCTTCTAGCCTATCCAAATACCACTTTGCTTTTTTTATATCTTCTAATCCATTCTTGTATTCGTGTCTCCATAAATACTTTAACACATTGGCAGCGTGTGGTGCTGTAGCTCCTGACATATTCTCTGTCATTGCTTCTATAGCTTCGATGCACTCTATACCACTGTGGTTGTAGTGTACTGGATTGTTTATTTGATCATGGTTTAGTGTTGTATCACCAGTTAGTGTAATAGTTAGATCAGAATCTGACATCATTATGCGCTTCCTTTTGTCTTTGTCCATTTGTTAAGTGTATATACATTTCCTTCTTTTGTTACAACAGCTTTTTCATCTTCTTCATCCATAGCTATTAGATAATCCCTGTGTTCTTTTACTTGAGCATATAGGTATGGTTGCTCGTGCGCCAGATCTAAAAAGGCTGACATCATAGTGGCTACATCAACAATGCCATTAATTATAGGCTCAGGTAAATTGTGTTTAGGCGATATAGCTATGGACACATTTGTTTCACCTTCCCATTTATCAGGGTCTTCATAGTTTGTTGGACTTATAACTATAGCTATCTCGTTATCATCTAAGTCATGTCCCATCATTCTTTCCTTTTTGTTTTTAATTCTATTCGCTTAACTGTAATCTCTTTACCTTTTTCTTTTAACCATTCTTCAGGTATCACACGATGCGCCCACTGAAACTTATACTTGTCACACCAATTACAATACCTAGACTTAGCACCCTTGTATAACTTAGAGTTAGAGTTACTAAATACAAACCGTATGTCTAATTCAGGATGTTGTCTCTGTATCTCACGATGCTTACGTCTGTCAGCACTATCAAAGATTCCTTTAGTTTCAATGATAATACCGTTGTCTAACACAAAGTCTGGTGTGTAGGTGCGGTATCGTAAATCTTCCCACTCTACTTTTAATACTTCGTATCTAACTTTCTTCTGTGTCTTACGCAAGTATGCAGCAACCTCTTTCTCCAGCCCACTGCGATACCTACCTTTAATGTGCCTCCGCATACTCAGGACTCAAAAACACGTAGTCTACCATTGGCGGTGTCTTTGCTTTAGACATTACAGCTTCACGAGTTTGTATGTTAGACCAACACTTATGCTTAAATGAACAAAAGCCACACTCAGATCCAAGCTTTAAATTTCCTGTAAGTTTACGAAAATGTGTTTCAGGAACAGCCTCAAAGCAACGCTCAAAAGGTTTGTCTTCATTGATGTACTCTACTGTATCTTCGATGCTTTCCATTACTGCACCCTTGTCTACATCGTTTGCATCAACATATTTAAACTCACCATTGGCTTTGTTAACTACCCACCAACCACCGACATCTACACCTGCAGCTTCAGCATAACCTACTAATTGAGATACGTATCCAAAGCTGTCACTCTTAGCTAAAGTCTCTAAGCTATTAAACTTATTTTTGTATGACCACGGTGAGGCTGACTTAACATCATCTACCTTACCATCAAGCAACATGTCGTACTCACCTTTTACTTCTGTGCCATCCTTTAGTTTAAGAGTTACATTGTCATTATCTTTGAAGTCTACTTCAGCAGCACGAAGAAGACCCTTAAACACTGCTTCCACAATGTCACCTATAATCATGTTGATCAAGAAGTGTGGTGGTAACGGTGTCTTATCTTTAGGGTCATTCTTCTCAAACCATAGCTGACAAGTAGGACGCCCAATGTTGGACATCCTTAGTCTAAACTCATCACGAGGCTTGCCACCGAACTGCTTCTCTAGTGCAGCTTCAACATCAGAAGCGACTTGCTTACGTATGTCTTCAGCCATATCTGTTTCACCCTTGATCGCTTTACCAAGGTACTCAAAGACAGCTAGTTCAGCAGGGTGGTTCATTATGTGTCTGCCTCTTCTACATTAACAAACTCTGCCACTATTGCAGCATCATCATCAGAGATAGTGTCTTGATTCTTCTCACTCCACTGCTGTAAAATATAAGAGTTTTGAGTAGTTATGTATGCCAAGAAGTTGTGTAGTGTTTCTTGATCCTCGTGCTTTAACTCTACCTTATCGCCTGATTCTAATGTCATAACAGCAAAGCTATTACCTGTATTTGATTGCACTAAGTCTGCACCTAATGTAATCATACATTGAATAGGCAATACATTTTGACGTGATAGTGTATTTACTGCTGCATCTAAAGACTTGATACTTGAAGGTGGTACTTCAAAGTAAAAAGGCATATCAGTAATAGGATCAACTGGATTACCTTCCTCGTCAGTAACACCCGATGCACTCAACTCACCAAAGAGAATCTTCTTACGCTTAATGCTACGTATCAGATCTTTTGTTTTATCAGGTAGGCTATCCCAATCTTCAATGTAACCTGACGGTCTACCTAAATTAAATGTACCCATGTTATCTTTTAGATCGCCCTTAAGATCATTTGACATGACTGTTTTCATCATCACTTCATCCTTGGCATCCCACTTAGACCACTGCTGTCTAATTGCAAAGATACGCACAGTAGGTTTAGATGCATAGACTACATCATCCTCACCTCTTGTAATCTTAAATGATCCTGATGGTACAACCTCAGTTCTAATTGGCTTACCATTAACATCAATCTCACCCATGATACCTGTGTGCATTAGATTTACTCTAGGTAAAGCAGGTGTCTTTCTTTCACCATCACCACTGTGAGGGTTTACACCTACTGCCTCTGCAAGTGACATACCTAAATCATTTGCTATCGCTAGTTCTGTATTCATTTTACTTACTTCCTTTCAAAGTTAAAGATGTTTAGTTATACTCTATACGTCCATTGTGTCAAGCCAATTCTTTCCTATTTTAGCTTCTAATAACAATGGTACATTCATTTCTATATCGTATGCGTCTTTTATGACACAGTTTAAATTTTCATTTATGTTCTCCACAATAGTTAATACCTTTTGTACCTCATCAGGGTGTACATCTATCACCATAGAATCATGCACTGTGTTGACTAAGCAAGACTGTAATGGCTCTAGCAACTTTTCAAACTCTAGTAGCACCACAGGTACAATATCACCTGTAGCAAAACCTTGTACTGGATAGTTCTTAATCATAGTGAAGTGTGTCACACTACCACTTTCTCTACGAGAGACATCAGGGAATGCATATTGTCTACCACTTACATTAGTTATTTTGAGAAACCTCATGGCCTCATCACCTAACTTCTTGTGCCACTTAGCTACACCTTTGTACTTTTTTGTAAAGTGTTCGTAGTATGCAGCTACAGCCTTGGGTCTGCCATATCCTGTAGCCCCGAAGAGAGGAGCGAAGGTATGCTCCTTTGCTGCCTGACGCTCTGTAGGTTGCCCTGCATCACTAATTACCTTTGCCGTGTAGGAGTGTACATCAAATCCTGTTTCTATCTCCTGCATGGCTGTGCTGTCCTGTGAGAGGAATGCCGCGACTCTAAACTCAAGTTGGGCAAAGTCACACTCCATTATCTGTCCACCCTCCCATCGTGATATGAACACACGTTTCACTGGGAATGTTCCTCCTCTTGGCATGTTTTGCATGTTGGGATTGCGTCCAGAAAATCTACCTGTACTGGTAACACTTTGGGTAAGGTTAACGTGTAGG